AGGTCTGGAGTTCCTGTTCGATGGCGAGGTTGGCCTTCAGCAGATCCGCGTGGAGCCTACGGGCAGCATCGACATCGAAGGGGAAGCCGACCCGCTCCTGCTCACGGATGATCTCCGCGAACCTGTGTTCAAGAACGCAAGCCTTCTCAGCGAGAGGCATGGCCTTGTGGGACAGGAGGTGCTTGTGCAGTTCCACGGTGACCCGGACATCCTGCTTGCAGTACTCGCGCAGTTGAGCCGTGTCCTCGCTGAAGTCCGGAGCATCGGCCTTGAGCATCCCGAGGCGAACGCCCCAAGCCTTGAGGGACTGGCTGCCGATCAACTCCTTCGGGAAGTCCTTGATCTGGAAGTCCCGCTCACGCTGATCCGCATGGAGCAGACGAGCCATGAGCAGCGTGTCCGTCATCCGCTTGACCCTGAAGGTGGGATGCTTCTTGATCAGGGCCGGAATGTCGAAGGACATGATGTTGTGGCCGATGACCTCGTCCGCGTTCTGGAGAAGGGTCAGCCCGTCCTTGATGTCCACGATCTCCGGGTCTGCACCGTCAACGCTGACGGCCATGCACAGGATCGTCTTGAGGTCGCTCAGGTGCAGCCAGTCGTTGAGCGCGTTGGTTTCGATGTCAAAGTAAATCTTCATGGCGTTCTCCTTTGTCTAGTCGCTAGAGAAGGTCGGACTCTGCCAGTCCTTGCTTCTCGAAATGAACCTTGATCTTCTTCAGCGCGAGATCATGCACGGACTTGATCTCCTCTGCCGACATGGGGTCATCAGGGTACTTCAGGTTGTACAGCCTTGCAAGTTCCACCCATGTGGACGGTTCCTGCGGGGCCTTGCGGCGATCCCTGTACGGGCGAACCTCATATCCATACAGGGAGATACGTGAGATCAACTGGGGGCTGACTCCGAACTTCCGGGCGATCTCTGCCTTGGGCATCCCGGACTCAGCCAGTTCCTTGACCTGTACTTCCTGTTCCTTCGTCAGACTTCGCTTACGCATCCTGCATCCTGTCTAGCCGCTTCACGGCCCGTTCCAGCCTGTCCAAGGCCCTGAGTACATCAGCCTTGCTCTTGACCGACTTGTCGGAGGAGTTCCTTCGCCAAGCATCAACGACCTCACGCGAGGACTCCACGATGCTCAGCACGATTCGCTTCATGGATCTGCTGATCATGCGTATCTCTCCAAGGCTTGCCACGAAGCGGGGAAGTACTCATAGCAGTTCTTGGCGATGCCGTAGGCGATCTCCTGCGTTTCCTGCTGAGCCGTTCTGTGTGTGCGCTGCGTGACTACGCGGTGGAAGGCAAGCAGAGATCCGGTCCAGATCCACTCGGTGTACATGGCCTGAGGAAGAACCGCCCTTGCCTGTTCGGCACATACTCCCTGACTGAGGAGGTTCTCGTAGGTCCGCTTGGCAAGTTCAACCGCGTAGATGTAGTCCGAGATCAGCACCGGATTGTTCACCAGTTCCTCGCTGCTTCCCTGCTTGACATTGGCAGCAGCCTTGCGAAATGCGCCATCCGGCCTCCACATGTCGATGTCGGTCTTGACATAGCGGCGGCTGACCTCGTTCCACACCAGCCCGACCTGATGCTTCGCCAGTTGACGGGCAACGAAGATCGGAGCCTTGATGCGGAACTTCAGGCAAGTGTGGGCGAACGGTGACCAATGATTGTGTCTCGCCAAGTAGTCCAAGAGAGATCGGTTCTGATCATCGGTGTAGTGCGCGGCCTCCTTGTCAAAGGACACACGGGCGGCATTGACGATGGACTCGTCGTTGCCCATGAATTCAAGAAGAAAGACACTCACAGGCCACACTCCTTGTCTAGATCTGCAAGCAAGTCCAACGCACCGTTGCCCCTGAACTTCTCATCGTAGAGCCGCTCAAGTTCTCGCCTCGCCTCGTCGCGCTCGGCGGTGAGGCGTTCGATCTCGTCAGCAGCCTCGCGGTTCATCAATTCCACGCTGCGGTCGTTGTGAAAGACAGCGCGTAGCCGGGTCACAATGTCAGATTTCATCGTTCATCTCCATCTCGACTTCTGCAAGCCGTCCGGTTTCCTTGAAGTAGCGCAGCATCCCGGCAACACCCGTGTCTCCGGTGAATCTGTTCTTGAGTACGCGCAGCACCAGTTCGTTGGGATTCTCGCCCTGCTGGTTCCGCTCCAGACCGATCACCGCATCAGCCAACTGGGCGATGGAGTGTGAGCCTCGGAGTTGGGCCAGCGAGGTGGTCGCGCCTTCCTCATGCCCACGGTCGCCGTCCGGTCTGCGGAGGTGGGAGACAACGAACATGGCTGCCTGTGTCTCCTCAACGAGTGAGCGCAGGGAGGTCATGGCGTTGTCGATGAGCCGCCTCTCGTCCCCGTCACCGAGTCCCGACACGACGATGGACAGGTGGTCGAGGAAGATGTAGTCACAGCCGCACGACTTGATCATGTACCGCGTTCGTGCGAGGAGGTTCTCCGGGTCAACTGATCCGAAGTGATCGAAAAGTACAACCTTCGCCACGGTCGCATCGAACGCCTCTCGCTTCTGCTCGTCAGAGACATCACGATCTGCCCAAAAGTAGGGCGGGGTGTTGAGGTGGATGCCCATGAGGTTTCGTGCCGTCCGCTTGACCGACTCCTCAAGCATGAGCAGTCCGACCTTCTTGCCTGATCGGATGAGGTGGCACACCATCTCGCGGCAGACCGATGACTTGCCGATGCCCGTGCCTGATGTAAGGACAACGAGTTCGCCCTTACGGATGCCAAGGAGTTTCTCGTTAAGGGCCGCCCAAGGGTAGGGAGTTGAATCGTTGGGATCGTCCTCGTTGACGGTGTCCCAGAGATCAGATCCCAGAACCACGCCATCCGGCCTGTAAGCCTTCGCACCGTAGACAGCATCGATCACCTTCTTTCCTTCGCCAGCCATGTGGGCTTCGTTCGCGTCCTTGAAGTTCGGGATCGTCCCGATCTTGGCCTTGCCGGGGGTCAGCAGCATGGCGCATTCCTTGGCTGCCTTACGTCCCGGCTCATCGTCATCGAACATGATCACGACCGAGTCGAACTTCTCCAGCCACTCAAGGTTGTTCTGGAACGACTTGACGGCACCGGACGCACCCGTGGGGACGGAGACAACAGGCCACTTGTTGCCGAAGAGTTGGCTCACGGTGAGGGCATCCACTTCCCCCTCGGTAACCGTGACCATGCGGCCTCCGTCACGCCACAGGTGCATTCCGTACAGCGGCAGGGACTTGGCATCCCCGATGCTGATGAAGTCCTTGGAGGGGAAGCGCAGTTTCTGCGCCACGACCTCCCCGTCCTTGATGTACTGGGCAACCTGAACCGTCTGGTTGTTGAACTGCCCGATGCCGTACCTGAAGAACCGACAGGTCTCCTCGCTGATGCCCCGCTTCTTCAGGGCAGCGAACTCGACCGGGATCAGGTCCGTCCTTCTGGGAAGGTCGGCTTTCTCGACTGCGTTGGTGGCTGGCTCGTAGTGCTTGCACCCGAAGCAGTATGCGTGTCCATCCGTGTACCGGGCGAGGTTGTCCTTGCTCCCGCATCCCGGGCACGGCTCATGCTGTACGAACTCCGATTCGTTGTGGCTGGTCATTGCGTTCTTCCCATTCGATTTCGATTCGTGGCTCTCTGCCGTACTGCTTCGTGGCTTCGATGCACATGATCTGGACATCGTCCTCCCACGCCCATCCGTTGAGCGAGTCGAGGATCGACTTGATGTGATTGTCGATGTCGCCTACTGGCCAAAGATTCGATGGTTTCTTAGGCGACCGACAAAAGAAAGCGATCTTTACATACAGGGGCCCCGAGAGGGGGCAGCCCTTGGGCTTCTTTAGGGCCGCAAGGGCTGCCTTTGACTCTCGGCGGAACCGCTCGTAGGTCTTTCCGTAGTAGGCAAACCCCCGCCGAGAAACTCGGGGGCGGCTTGCCGGAGTCGGATCAACCCACAGGACGATCTTCATCAGAAGTCGTTGTCCTCGTCGGTATCCGTGGTCGCCTCGGTCGCAGTCGCGGAAGCCTTGAACCCGTTGGGGTCGGCCTTGAAGCCGTAGGCATCGAAGTTGTCGCCGGGGGTGTACTCCTTCAGGTCGAGGATCTGCACCGCCTTCATGCGGAGGGAGACCCCTGCGCCGACCATGGCGGTGAAGAAGGGCACGACCTCGAAGGCCACCTTGATGCGCGAACCGGAGCCCACGTTCGGCGGGGTCTGGATCGCCATGCCCGAAGCGTCGAAGAGCGTGGGCTTCTGTGCCCAAGACTTCTCCTCGTTTCCGGCCTTGGCCTTCAACTTGAACTTGATCCGGACCATGTCGCCCTCACCGTCCTTGATGGGGAGATCGGCCCTCTTCAACTTCTTGCCGCCCTTGCTCTCGCAAGTGGACTTGTACGCCTCGTCGGCGGCCTTCTTGAGCGTGGCGATGAACGCGGCGGCCTCCTTGTTGGAGGTGTCGAGTTCGAGGTCCACGCTGTACACGCCGTCCTTGTCGAACTTCGTGTCCGGGGTGGTCAGACGCGGGTAGATCGCGGTGCCAGCCGGGGTGGTGATGCGAACGAACTTCTTCTTGCTAGTAGCACTCATGTGAGTTCTCCTGTCTAGCGACTAGACTAGTTGAAGTAGTAGTCTGAGTCGCGTACCTTTGAAACGTCCAGAGATCCGTACTCTGGAACTTCAGGCAGATTAGCCGACGAAGGCAGCATTGTCAATACCCCCTGACGGAATTCATTGAGCAAATCTCTGGAAAAAATGTCAATAGTGGCTTCACGGACGCACGAAGAGACCTTCATGTAGTCGGCTGCGAGGCACAGGATCTGGTCGTGGACGGATCCGAGGTGGTTGACACCGTTGGCGGCACAGAGATTGATGGTGTGCCCGAGGAGTCCGCCGAATCCGTCAAGGGAGTGGATGTAGTTGGCGGGGCCTCCGTTGAGGGCCTTGCGCTTGGACTGCACCCCGTTCTCCTGCCGCAGCGACAGCACCTTCGCCTTGGCTCCGATCCGGGTTGACACGGTGATGACATCGTAGTTCTCGTAGCGCATACGCACGGGGAACCCGATGGGGGTCATCCAATGCGGGGTCACATCGTTTTCGATCAGCACCGCCATACACGCACGAATGAAGTCCATGCCACGCTGGGCAGAGCCAACGACATCACCGATGGACTCCCAGATGATCTTGCCGAGGAACGCCACGGGCTTGTACATCTCCAGCCCGAAGGGGTTGTGCCCGTGCTTGCGGATCTTGTCCTCCAGCCACTCGCGGGTGTACCCGATGCAGGAGTGCAGGGTCAGCCCGTAGGGCAGGGTCATGGTCTGCCGCTTGGTCGTGCTGCGGTCGATCCCGAACTTCAGCAGTTCAACCGCCATCGGATCGGAGGAGGCACGAAGACGGACGATGACCTTGTCTGCCACGAACTTGTAGGGATCCGAGGGATGCTCGGAGGGCAGCACATTGGTGGCAAGGGCGGCAACCGGATCACGCAGCAGCATGGAGTAGATCTGGAGCCCCTGCGTGGTTGCGTCCATGGCGATGGGAAGGCTGCTCACGAAGCCGGAGCCCTGCCTCCACATGCCCGTGATCTCACGACAGGCTGCGACGAAGGCGAACGGCTCATCGGCCTCGCGCCACAACTTGCCGCCAAGGTCGCCCCTGCCGATCTCTTCGATCAACTTGCGGTTCGACTCGACCCACAGGACGCGCTGCTTCAGGGTCAACTTGTCGATGCCGTACTTGTTCGCCACCTGAATGTACAGGGGAAACTGCTGGGCATCGGTCTTCAGCGGCGCACCGTCAGCGAAGCGCAGCATGGCCTTGGCGTATGACACGCCCTGCGGATGCAGGAACAGCGGCAGCGGGTAGCCACGACCATCTCTTTT